ACAGCTATTCTTTATGAACTTTTATCTCGTCAAATAACAGTTGATGTGATGAATGACACAAAAAGCCCTAAATCAGTTAGATTGTTTAAAGAATTCTTTAGCAAAAATACTGAAATGGGTAAAGAATATGAACTATATTCTATTTTATTAGAAAAAAAATACAAAAATGACTCTCATGCTAATTCTTTAATAGAAGCAGTAGTGAAAAGTCGTAGAAAATTGTCCAATCGTCGTTTGGCCAATGAAAAATTTAATTTAATCAAATCAATCAAAGAAAATTATGATATAAAAGAATTTTTCAATACAAGAATACCTAACTTTAAAATAATGGCATCTATTTATAAATTATTTGGAAGTGAAACAGGTAAAGAGGACTTTGGGCCAGTTCAAAGAACTGATTCCGTAATTACTATTACTGAATATATTATTCAAAATAAAGTCAGTTCAAAAAACAAAATAAATGAATTTTCTGAACACGACGAAGATTTAAGATTGTTGAGTTATCAGTTATTAGTGGATAAATTTAATGAAAAGTATAAGTCTTTAAATGAAAATCAAAAAAACTTGTTGAAACAATATATCAACAATGTATCTAATACAAATTCATTAAAAGAATTTATAGACAATGAAGTAGCAAAAATCAAAAAAGCTCTAAAGAGACTACTTCCAAATGTCAATGATGATATTACTAAAATAAAATTATCTGAAGCTATTTCCTATACTGATACAGCTACAAGAGGTAAAGTCGTAAAAGATAAACACGTGGTTGCATTAATGAGATATTATGAATTAATCAAGGAGATAGAAAGTGTCCAAAGAAAACAAACTTAATAATTTAAAAGAGTATATAAAAATTCTTGTAAATGAAGTAATAAACGAAGAAGATAATGAAACACCTTCATATTTTGGTGGTGGTGAAAACATCAATGTATTCGGATATGATACAAAGCACTTTGATATTTGTAGGTCAGCAGTAATTTTATTTCAAAAATTAATAAAAGTTATTGATGCTCAGTCAGAAAAAACAGAAAAAATAAAAGAAAAAACTATCGAAGCAGCTAAAATAGTTGATGAATTATTCGGTATTGAAAAAGAAGTCGTGTCAAACCAATCAGCTAATTCAGAACAATTAGACAAATCACTCGAGATAGTAAGTTTGTTTAGTTATATGATTGGTGTTATTGGTGGTAAAATGAAAATGGATTTATCAAGAGAGATAGCGTTTATAACTATGCACCACGAAGAAATCCAAAAAAGATTCAAAGTTGATATGGAAGAAGCTTCAACAACATATTCAGCAGGTATTGCGCCAGGCGGACCAGGCCATTACTTCACACCTTTCGCATTCTATGGTGGTAGAAAAAAAGATAAAAAGAAAAAGAAAAAAATTGCAACAGCAGCTGGAATGAAGCCAGTAAATGAGAATTACTCAGCTATGTTTATTGAGATATCAAAAGCTATCAAAGCAAATAGACCAGATGAATTAAATGCAATTAGAGATTTAGCAGATGAATATGATATCGGAAGAGTTTTGTATATGGCTAGAACTAATGAAAAAGGTTTGAAAAAAGCAGTTGCCGATAGAGTAAAAGAACTAAAACAATTTATGAAAGGTAAAAAGTTAAAAGAATTAAAAGAAGGTCGTTATCACGATTGGAGAAACGACGAATCCCTAACACCAAAACAAAAAGTTGGTAAATCAGTAAGGGAAATCAGAGACGCATTAAACGAATTAGACAGAACTGTAAAGATGAATCTAAAACTAAAAACAGAATTAAATATGAAGTCAGAAGACTATTGGAAAAATACACACAAAGCATTAACAAAAATTTCAGAAAGATTAGTAAAGATGGCAAATAAAGTAGGAAATTTAAAATGAAACAAGTTATCGTAGATTATATACCATTTCAAATTACGCCTCAACAAATAAACGAGGCGATGAAAGAAAACAACGGAAAGTTAGTTGTTAAAGGTGTATTACAAAGAGCAGAGGCAAAAAACC